AGAACACGAGCTGCTGCACGGGCGCCGTCGAGGTCAGCACCAGAGACTTGGCCGAAAGGAAGTCAGACGGCAGCGCCGAGAACGGCGTGTCGATGGTGGCGTCGGCGCGCTTGACCATCTTCTGCGTAGGCAGCCGGCGCTCGAGCTGCGCCTCGGCCAACGAGATGAAGTCCGGGATGACCGACGTGAGGTCGTCCCGGTTCAGCCAGTCGGCGATGCTCGCCCTAAGCGCGCTGTATGAGTTGAGGGCCATCCACCTGTTCCTTCATCGCCCACGCGCCTTCGTGTGAATACTCGAAGGTCCCGATATGCCGCACCTGGTGCGAGAGGTCATGGTCCACGAGTACCTCGTAGCCCGCCTCGCGCGCCTTGCGGCAGAAAAACACGTCCTCGCCGATGTAGTGATTCCCGATGGTGGAGTAGGGGATCGCAAACCACGGCGCCTCCACCTTCTCGAACACCTCGCGCTTCACCATCATCACCCCCATGCCGATGTAATCCACCGGCTGGAGCCCCTCAGAGTCCGGCGCGGTATACACCCGCCCGATCTCTCCGTTGTTGTCCATCATCGCCACCGGCTTGACCGGCATACGGCGCGTCGCATAATTCGCGGCCACGATGGGCTTGTCGCGCAGGATGAGGTGCCCGATGGTCTCCCTCGGGAACCGCATGTCTGAGTCAAGCCAGAGGAGATAGTCCGCCTTCTCCTCGAGAGCCTGCCGCGCAAGCTCCATCCTTTGAGAGGCGATCAGAGTCCCGTGCGAGGTGAAAAGCAGCACACGGTCGTCTGTTGTCGCGGTGTGGAACGACATCGCGCGCGCTAGGTCATAGGCGAACGAAGTCATCACCGTGTCCCTTGCCGGGACCAGAATCGCGACCGAGCGGCTCATACGCGCCCCGGCCGTGTTCTGAAAAATCTGTTGTCTGCGTCGTTCAGCCAGGCCTTCATCTTCTTCGGGTCGTCAACGATGCCCTGACTCTTCAGCCGGTAGAACAACGGCATCGGAATCGACGCCACCTTGCTCCACTCGCCCCAGCGCGTCCTCTCGTCGGTCGCTGAATACTGGGCCTTGTTCTGCTCTACGATGTCGCCGACCTCGAAGACCGTCTCGATGGTCGCCTCGTCAGAGTCGGCGTCGTAGTGCCACCACTTCGTGGTGCCTGTCGTCGGGTCAAAGTCGAAAAGCTTCTTGCCCGAAGATTGCATATTTACCTCAACTCAAAGGGCGCCGGCACAATTACCGGCGCCCCCGAGTTTACATCACCCGATTAGGTCGTGGTGAGGTCAGCCGCGAGGCCGTGCGCGGCCTCGGTGTTAACCTTCAAGCCCCACTCGACGAGGATCATGCGCTTCTCGGCGTCGCCGGTCTTGGCGAGCTGCACCGTGCTGAACGGGCGCAGGAACGAAACGGCCGCGTACTCGGGGTCGAGCACGAAGGCGTCACGCTCACGCTGGAACCTGTTAGGGACGGTAGCCAAGTTCCCGAAATCGCTGACATAAATGTCAGCGGCGGCAATAATCGTCGCCTGGCGGTTCCCGGTCACCTCACGGCGAATCTCCGCAATGCCCGCGAAGCTCGACACGCGCTGCTTGTTTACCGGACCCACCATCAGAATCTTCGGGGTGCCGCCGGACGCCCAGACCTTCTGGATGACCGACTTGAGGATGGACTCCGTGAAGGTGCGCAGGTTGGCATCGGTCGCGTCCGTGCGGGTCGCGTTCGGCTGCGTGGTGTACGACGGATCGGCGCCGCCCGTGCCCTTGTCGGTGTTGGTCTTCAAGAAGGCCAACAGCGAGCCCGTCTTACGAAGCGCCGTGCTGACGCCAGCCGAGCCACCCGAGGCGGCCTGGTTGGTGAGCATGATGCTCTCCATGTCGCGCTTCAGCTCAGCCGAGCGCTTGGCAAGCTGGTAGGCCAGCTCCGAGCGACGGCCAGCCTTGTCCACCGACTCGAGCGTGCCCGAGAGGATGAGCGTCTTGCGGCTGACCTGCGTGTAGTTGCCGACACGAACCGTCGCCGTGGTCGAATCGTAGGACGACACGTCGTCGCCTTCGATCTGCGCGTTGGTCGTGGAGGCCGCAGCGAGGGCGTCCGTCTGCCACTCGAAGAACGTGTTCTTGACGTTCTCGCGGCCGATGTTCGACATGAACGGCGTCTCTTCCGGCGAGATGTTGTAGATCACATTCGAGAGCGACTCTCGGATACCTTTGGCGCCGAAGGTATCAAACGTATTAGCGGTCTGGGACATTAGAAGTTACTCCAAGAATTGTTCAAACACGGCAGCAGCGTCGCGCTTGCTGCCACTATTTGCGAGTCTTGAAAAAGCGGCCTTCGATGCGACGACCTTGGACGACTGCGGCGTGGAGGCGGCTCCGGCCCTCATGGGCTTGGCCTTCTGGATGATCTGCGGACGCATCTGATCGCGTTTGCTCATCAGCTGGTCGAACATCATCGCCTTGCGCAGCGCCAGGACGGCCCGGGCGTCGTAGATGTCCGAAATCTCCTCGACCGTAAAGCCGAGTCTTTCGGTGGCATATTCGACGATCTTCGCCTTCTCGGCGCGCGCCTTGTCAGCGTCGCGCCACTCTGGCATGGCCTCCAAGAGCTTGCTGCGTTCGGACTCGAGGGTCTTCTCGGCCTCCGCTCTCTCTTCAGCCTGCTGCTGCTCCACCAGAGCCTGCTTCTGGGTCTGCACCCACGCCGCCTGCTCTTGCCTGGACCGGACCAGCTCTCGCTGTCGCACCCACTCGACCGGGTTCTCTGCGTAGAGCCTCTCCCAGTCAACCTCGGGCGGTTGCAGCGACTTGAGCGTGCCCTCCAGGGCTGCCAAGGTCTGCGCATACCGTTGCCGCTCTTCCCGCGCCAGGGCCGACTCTTGCTGTGCCTGTTTCCGGGCCTCGGCGATCGCCTGCGTCTTGCGCGTGTAATCCGCGGTGCGGGAGTAACCCTTCAGCAGCTCATCCAGCGGGACATCGACTTCTTCCCCGTCAACCTTGACGCGGAATGTCTGGCCCGGCTGGGGCGCCTCTTCGGCATCCTCCTCGCCTTCGGTCTGCTCGCCCTCGTCGGCGGACTCGCTTGCCGCTAACTCGGGCTCATCTTCCACCACGCCTTCCGTTTCGGGCTGCTCGTTTTCGCCTTCATCGGCGGCGAGCATCTGCTCGAAGACATCTTGCGTGGACTGTACGTTTCCCGGGGGTGTACCCGTGCCGGTAGTGCTCATGAGTCCATTGTCACCGTCTACCAGAGATTTTGTCGATGTCTCGGTTGGCGATGGCGCCGTTGTCGATCACCACCCGCAGGTGGCGCTGGATCTCGGCCAGGATGCCGACCGCGAGCCACAGCCGCTCGCGCTCCTCTTGGTCGGCGGGCTTGCTCTGCCGCCAGGCTTCCATGTACCGGCGCTCGAGCTCGGCGAAGGCCTCGGCCATGATGGGGTTCTCGAGCAGCTCCTTGGCCTGCACCCCCTTGCCGGCGTCGATGTACGGGTTGCGCTCGCTCAAGCCAGAAGCCCGGTCTTTGGGCGGTTCTTCATGGCGCGCTTCAAGAGCTTGCCGCCCTTGTCGGCCTTGTTGAACTCCTTGGCGACCTTCACCGGCACGCCCACCTTCTTGGCAAACTCCTTGGAGTGCGCGGCGGCGGCCATGAGGCGGGCTTGCTTGGCGGACTTGCTAGGCATTACTTTCTCTCCAAAATTTTAACCTTCTTTTCCTCACCGGGGAACACGACGAAGTTGCGCGTTCCGGTTGCAGAGTCACCGCCGCGACTGCCTGCGTCGAAATAGCGAACGCCGGGGATGCCTGCTTCTTGAAGCATCCGGCTAACATCTTTACTCGTTACCCCGTTGCCGACAAACAGATTTTTGACAATATCGCCGCCTAATGCGCGATTGGCAGAATACTCAAGAGCGTGTGGCGGGGTGCCTCGCTCCTTCATTTTAGCCATCACCATCGGCATCAAAACCCTCCGCACCGCCTCCGACTGCTCACTCAGCGGCTTATCCCAATCGAGCATACGGTCTATCATCTCGTCGGGAAGGTCGGCTTTGTAAAAAGACCCTGAAGAAAAAGATTTATACGCTTTTTCTTCTGCTTTTCTAATATTTTCAACTTTTTCTATTGTTTCTTTTGGAAACATTGATTTGTTGCTTTCTACATACATAAATGGGCTTATTTCGTCTTTTGGAATTAACGTTGGAAATTGTTTACGCAATTCCCTGCCTGTGCGAATAATTTCGCTTTGGGCTTTTCTATACGATGAATTTTTTACGTCTGCTTGAGCAGCCCAATCATCAGGGGTTTTAATGTAAGACCGAGCAACACCCGGCGATTCAGCAAGGTAAATTCCATGCCCGTAAGCCTGCGCTCCCTCACCCGTGCCAATCTTGCTAGCGTCAAACTCGCCCAGCGGGTTAACTTCCGTCGCGGGGAACTGATGCGGGGTGCCGTGGTAGACATCCAACTCTGACATAGGCCCACGGCGGAACCTGTTGAGCAGAGTGCCGAACGGGATAAAGTTGCTCGCCGCCATCGCAGCGGCGCCAGGGTCCTTCGCTCTACGCGCGCGCTCCAGATCGCGCAGCGCCATCGCCTGGCCGACGCCGGGCAGCGAGCCGAGGCCAATCTCGAGCGCCGTGTCGCTCTCGGCCTGCGGGTCGAGAGACAGCAGCCCGCGCGCTTGGCGCTGCACGGCAGGGGCCGCCTGCGCGGCCTCTTGCAGCCGCTCCGACTCTGGGTCAAGCAGCCCGCGCGACGCAAACTGGTCGCGCAGGATCTCCCACCATGCCTTTCGTTCAGCCACCCTTCGTCCCTCGGTATCTCTCCAACAACCGCCGCCCCTTGGCGACGGCGCTGGCCTTGTCTCCACGGTGCCCCCACGCCTCGAGGCTCAGCTTGAGGCGCGTCTTGTCGCCCTGCTCGTCCACCAGAAGCCCGGGCATCGAGCCCATGCGCGTCAGGAACGAACCCTTGCGGCGCATCTCCTGCGGAGAGTCCGGCGCTCCCTTGACGGGCGCCTTTAGCGTGCCGCCGGTCTGCGCCTTGTACGACGCGCGCCCCTTGGCGTTCAATCCGCCGCGCGGGTTCTTCCCGGCGGCGCGTTGCCACGCCGGCGTCTTCACCCGCGCTTCTTCGCCGTCTTCTTCGAGGCCTTGAAGGCCGCGGCGGTCGGAGCGCCCTTTGCGCCAGGCTTGCGCATCTTCTCTCCGCTGCCGGCGGCGATCCGCGCGCGCTTGGCGTTTATGTTGGCATAGAGTCCGGGCTTCATGGCATGAACCTCTCGTGTTAAAAAATCGTCAGAAGTCTAACTCAAGCATCTCCCGGCTGCTGCGGGCGAACGGGGAAAACCTCGGCGCTATGTTGAGCGGGATGTACTGCTCCGGCTCCATATAGGTCGGAGCGGGTGGAATGTACTGAATTGGCTCCGCATAGGACGGAGCGGGTGGAATGTACTGAATTGGCTCCGCATAGGACGGAGCGGGTGGAATGTACTGAATTGGCTCCGCATAGGACGGAGCGGGCGGGGTGTACTGCATTGGCTCCGTGTAGGTCGGAGCGGGTGGAATGTACTGAATTGGCTCCGCATAGGACGGAGCGGGCGGGGTGTACGGCGCTGGCGCATACGCCGGAGCCGACTGCACCGGCGTGTCCTGCATCTGCACCGGCATGATGGAATCAAAACCCTGCACGGCAGGCGCCGACGGCGCCTCGCTCTTGGCCGGCAGGGCTTGATCAAAAGGGAACGAAAAGCCCCCCATGTACGGCTGCGGCATCACAGCTGGGCGCATCATCAAATCGGGCTGCGGCGTGACCGGCCCCATCTCGATGCGCTGCCCGCTGCTACCCGGCTGGAAAGCGCCGCCGCCAATCGGCATCGGCTGAATCCGCGCGCGTGTGTCCTCGACCGGCATCGGCTGCGGCTGCGGCTGAGGCGGCTGCTCCGGCTGGAAGAGGTCCTCGAACATCTGCCGCCGTCGGCGCATCCGGCCGCCCATCCCGCCGCCACGGCGACCACCGCCGCCGAAGCCGAATCCGCCGCCGTAGCCGCCGCCAAAAAAGGAGGTCGCCGCGAACGGGTCGAAGGCAGGACCGCCATAGTACTGCTGCGAGAAGTAGCGGGAGAATGCGTCGTTGATGGTCGGCTCGTAGGCCGGCGCGCGCATCCCGCCGCCGTAGCCGCCAAAGCCGCCTCCGCCGCCCATGTCATAGCCGCCGAATTGCGTGCCATAGCCGCCGCCGAACGGGTTGTATCCGCCCATTCCGCCGCCATAGCCGCCGCCGCCAAACGGGTCGTAGCCGCCGCTGTAGCCGCCGAAGCCCATCGGCGAGGCCTGCTGTCTCTGCCCCATGAATGCGTTACTCATGCGTCACCTATTCCGACAAATCATAAAAGGCCAATGAACCGATGGCAGACCCGGTGCCGCTCAAGATTCTGACGGCGACCGTGTAGACATCACTCGTCCCGGCGATGGTCGCGCCGAGTTGCATATCGAAGTTATAGAGCAAATCGTTCTGCGCCTGCGCGCCGGCTTGGTTGCTCGCCGTGGCGTATTCATTCAGCACGATGTCCCCGCCAGACATGGCGGTCGCGGTCACATCAAAGTCCACGCTGGCAAAGGTCGTCGTATCGTAGGACGCGCCGGTGAGCGTCGCGTTCCTGACCAGCGCTATCTCGTACTCGCCGTTGGCGATCGGAAGCACGCGCACCTGCTTTGGCAAAATCACCGCCCCGAGCGAGTCGGACGCGAGCCGGATCGACACCAGCGGGACAAACGATGTCCCGATTCCGGTGAGCGTCGTGGACCTTCGGGCCACGCGCTCGACAGAGGTCTGCTCGTAGCCTCCCTCAGAGATCACCGTCGAGCAGATTTGCTTCATGCTCGAGCTCGATGCGGTCGCGGCCGTGTTCTCAATCTCGATTCGCAGCGGCAGCGTCGCGGTCTGCATATAGACCGACGTCACCTCGTTGGCGTTGTCGAACGTGTGCGCCGTGATGTACTGGCCGTCGATAACGAACCCGACGCGCACCGACCCCACGCCGAGCCACTCAAAGTCCGCAAAAAGTATCTGCGCCTTGGTGGTGTCGAGCGTGATGCCGCTCGCGCCGCTGCCGTCCAACGGGTCGCCGTTCCATGCAGACTGGACCACCTTTCGGGTGTCGTCGGCAGATCCGCCGGTGTAGGTGCGGATGATGAACGATAGCTCAGTCCCGTTGCGCTGCAAAAAGAGCCCGTTGTTTGAGTCGAAGTACCCGACGCGCTGGCGCAGGTTCGCCTTTCCGGCGGCCATCACAAAGGTCGTGAGTAATGCGAGGCTCTTCCCAGGCTGGTACGGGAAGTACCGCTTCGTCTGCCGAATCACCTTGTCGCCCGACGCCGTGGTCACGGCCAGGCTCACCGCCGACTCGTTGGCGAGGAACGTCGAGGTCCCCGAGCCCGTCAGCGATGTATCAAACGACGGGTCCGCCGCATAGCGGTTCTGGCTGTCGAACAGCGTGAACGGCTGCGAGACGCGAAGGCGCCCGAATGCGTCGAAGTTGTTTTTGCTTAGTAGGTTCAAGTTCGTCAGGCTGTTGATGAATTCGACGATCTCGCGCTGGTTGCTCGCCAGGGTGTTGAGGTAGAGCCTCAACTGGTTGTTCAGCTGATTATGGTACTGCGGGAAGTATGCCTGCGGCGCCAGGTTAGGGTTAGGCGGCGCCGGGACAATCAGCTCCTGCATCGCCCATCACCCGACCGGCGGCGCCATCGGCGCAACCGGCGGCGGCTCAAACGGGACAATCTCCGGCAGCACCGGGCGCTGCACGCTCGGGCTCGCCACGCGCGGCTCGGCCATCATCGCCTTGATGCTCTCGACGTCCACCGCCGTGCCGCTCTTCAGTTGGATCTCGTAGGCGCGCAGCATCATCTCCGCTTCTTGCTTGTCGCGCGCGCGGTCATCCTCGAGCAGCATCTGCTGGCGCTTGAGCTCCAGCTCCGCCTGCTTGTTCTGGATGTCCGCCATGATCTTTTGGCGCTCCACCTCGGCCAAAATCATCGCCGGGTCAGGCGGCGGGGGCGGCGGGGGCGGCTGCGGCGGCATCAGCGACGGGTTCGAGAAGAACTCGTCGGCGTTCTTGTATCCAGATGCCTGCACCAGACGCGCGAGCGTGTTCCGGTACTGCTGCGGCGTCACGAGCGGGTTCTGCGGCCCCATCGTCTGCAGGATCTGCTCCTGCTTCTGGGCGATGGAGGTCAGCACAGAGACCTGCTGCTCCTCGGTGCCGCCGCCCAAGGCGACGTCCACCTCGACGTCCATGTCGGCGTTCCAGGACCGCGGGTCAATCGGCACCCATTGATTGCGAAGGCGCACCACCCGCGCGCGGTCCTGATTTTCTACGACGAGCTTGAGAATGCCCCT